AGATCCGCCACTCGACTTTTTGCAAGTCAGAAAATTCTATTCTCCACCTCTCAGCCATTTCTTCTCAATGCCAGTGCTATATCTTTTCCTCTTATTGATCCTACTACATTCACATTTAATGGCTGACTCTGAAAACCTCCAAGCCCGCCCGTTGCCTTTCCTCCAAGCCCCATATTCCAGAGGTTCTGCGTAGCCATTGTAGCCAAACCGGACCCGGGGAATAAGGCTCTTATCAACCCGAAGATGACAGCCTTTGCCAGATACTCAGCTACCAATCGCTTCATCCCGTCTATCATCGTATCAACCATTGCTTTAAATCCGTCGCCCGCAGAAGTAAACAAAGCATCAAATCCGTTAGTAAGTATGTTGATAGCCTCACCCTGAAGCATAAGGGCATCTGTCATATCTTCGACAGCAGTAACGGCTTCAGGTCCTCCTGACAGCTTATCCCATGCGTCTTTTGAATTGGCTGTTATCTTCTGCCATGAACCGGCAAGATCACCGGGAGCAGCAACCTCCCCAATCATAGGATTAACTTCCCTTGTCGCCCCTAATGTTGTGAGGCTTTTTATTCTCTTTTCAAGTGCGTCAATGACTTGTAATTGTGTAGCTAACCCCTTCTTATCTGCTACGTCAATCTGTTCAAGCCATGCCTTTTCTTCTGCCAGTTGTGCGTTAAGTGATGCTATCGTCTCAACTTCCTTTTCAATCGGAGGCGTAGTCTTGTTTATTATCCCGTCAAGAACTTCTAAGGCTTCTGTATAAAAGTTATATGAGGCTTTACCGGCATCACCAAGTTTTTTAAAATATTCTATCTGCTCTAATACCTCTGTTTTACGGGCCTCTGCCGTTGCCTTATCGAGTCCCCTCCATTTCTCAAATGGATCATTAACCTCTACAAAGTCTTTTGTCAGGGCATTTAACAGATCAGTAAGCCCACTCTTTAAAACGAACTCGCCTACCTGAGTCTTTAGTTCCTTCCATGCCGTTGCAAGCTGTGATATAGATGTGGCCGCTGTATCTGTCACATCCCCCATTGCGGTTAGTTCACGCTGAATGATATTGCCAGCAGCTGACCCGAAGTCGCCTACCTTTTTTACTTCATCCTGTAATGCGACAGCCGAAATCCCCAGGTTATCCATTACGAGAACTGACTTACGCCCTATCCCTGTTATAATAGAATCAACAAGGTAATCAACCGACTCGCCGGTTTGAATAGCTCTTTTAGTGGCAAACTCAAAATAAGTGGCAAGTTGTTCAAGTGGTATCTTAAAGTTCTTCGCCTGAACTGCTTTCTGCATCAATTGAAGGTCCGTGACGGTTCCCCTTGTGGCGTTCCTTAGGTTCTGAAGCAGATTAGGTTGGTTAAGGTTCTTAAAGGCTGCCTCAACTCCCTGCATGGACGCAGCTAACTTAATCCCTTCCCCTACGAAATTACTTATAGCAGACACAGAGAAAGCGGCCCCGATCATAACACCAAGCCTTTTAAAGCCGGCATTCATCTTGCTGAGTTGGTTCTCGCTATCCTTCAGCCCTCTCTTAAACTCGCTGTTATCGAGTCCGAGTTTCGCTTTTAATTTTTCGTCTGCCATTTAATCTTCTTCCTCCACTCTTTCATTTCCTCGTATTCTTCCCTGCTTATCAGGTCAACTTTCGGGGCGTCCTTGTCGGTGTAAAGAACCATCACATCCCGGACATCAACGGGCTGGCTCCCTTCCTTGCGGTAAACATTCATAAGAATTGCACACTGCAACCGTTGCAACTCCTTCCGCTTTGCCTCCCTTGTCTCGTAACCCTTACAGGAAAGTTCTATTTCCTCAAAGGTCATCCTCCAGAACTCGGAAGGCTTCAGCCCTACCTCCCCGACACAATAGGAAAGAACCTCACGCCACGTTACTTTTTTTTTACCTCAGTCCCCTTTGCCAGTTCAGCTAAAGAGAATCCTAACATCTTAGCGTTGACAACAGCCGTTTGAAGTTGCCCGATAGCCCCCTCTGTGTTATCGAGCAGATCCCCGAACCTGTACTCATTGACCATTACAGGTTCACCCCGGCTTCGCATCGCTGATACGTGGGCAAAGTAGAACAGTTCCCTGAGTTTAAATATGTCAGGGGGTGTCCCGTCCTCTTTCCCGAATATCCCGCTCGAGGCGATCTGCCAGAACTCTATCTTATACTTCTCGCAGAACAGGGCATACGCATTAGACCCAAACTGAAACGGTAAACGCTCACCACCGAAATCGACCTCTATATAACCGCTTAGTGTGTTCATACTACGATGTTGCTACTGTTCCTTTTGTAAGTTCACCGGCTCCCTTAAAACCACCTGACATTGAGACAGCATCATTATAACCTGCTGTCATAGTCAATCCTGTAGCGTTTGCGCTTCCTTTGAATACAAGACCCCCACCGGTACCGTCAATAACTGCCATCTCAAGGATTGCCGTGGTGTCGCCCGTGATAAGGTCAAATATCTCCTCTGCGTTCATCGTGTTACTCGGATCGTACAGGCCGTCAAATGATACCTCCCAATCCTTTGACCCGTAAAGGCTGTCTCCCCATGCGTCACTATCCTTTGTGGTAGTGTCGATAAGGTTGCTGTTAACTGTTAATGTGAAGGATTTAGTCCCCCCGATAGCCGTACCGTTAACCAGCACAAGCATATTTTTCCCGCTTAATTTCATTTTACTCCTCCTCTAATCTTAATTTAATAACTATTGATTTCATTATAACTATCTCGTTGTCAAATAATACCCTTTGTGTTGCTATACTTCCGACCATTATGTTAATCTCTCCGTAACCATCTATCCCGCCTACGTCTGAACCTCCGGAACCTGCCTCGGTTATCGGGTCCGCAGTTATCAGTTCAAGAATATCCTCACTCAGCGAGTTGACCATCTTATAACTGGCATCATTACCCGTATAGGAGGCGTATATCTCGATGTTGATTGAGTTTAAGGTTATATTACTATCCTTTGTCGACTCATCCGCTTCCATATACTGCTCGCCAAGAACTATAAAGGGCTTTGCCACATTCTGAGGTACAAACGAATAGCAAGGCACATAAGACCCGTTATACTGTACTGTCAGGTGCAGAATATCATGAAGCCACTGCCTTATATTTTCGCTTGGGTCTTTCATTTGAATCCCATTTGGTGAAGTTTTGTAAACATCTCTTTCATACTTATATTGACGGCCGGGAAGAAATAGGGTTGATGCTGGTTATTTACTTTTCTTATACCTCTCCCTTTAAATTGCATGGCATAATTAACTAATTCTTTCGGCACATATACTTTATTGCCCGTACCGAATTCCACATAAGGAGCATATTTAACATTAACGCCCTTCCCTGAACCTCCCGCCCATACTTCGGCAGCCATGCCCGCGCCAGTTGCATCAGTACCAATGGAAGCCCGCAAGAAACCAAAATTAACCGGAGCAAGGCGCATTGCCCTACGAACAATATTAGTACACGTGGCAAATATAGCCCTCTGGCAATGAGAAGTATTTTCTGCTGATAACTTCGTAGTCCAGCGTTTGAACTTCATCATCTCTGACTGAGGCAATATGATAAACGGTTTAGACATAAGCCAGTACCTTTAAATCATCAAGTTTTTCCGAGGGAAGAACAGAATGAATAGTGTAGAACTCATCATTCCACTTTATGCGATGTCCAGTTCCCAAAGTGTAATCAGTCCTTTTGCGTATCTCAAACTCAACAGCTTTACGATAGATAACGCCTCCATTATCTAATGACCGGGAACCGGATAAGAATCTGGCTGATGCCCACTCGTAATAAGTGTCAGTCCAAGTATTAACTCCCCCTCCCTGGTTGTCATCCGTCCGGGTTGCCACCTGAACAGTCAGATAATGTCTGCGTTTACCTATCATATCCAAAGTTTCTTACGATAAGGGGCTGCTAATACTTTGCTCTCATTGCTTAGTACTGTCATTCCACCTGTCGTTATATTCTCCCTTAACTCGTAATCCGTTGACACCTGCTTCAGAATTGCCAGTTTAAGTTCTTCCGGAAGTTCCTCAGTAGCTGCATTGCCATAACCGGCCTTGTACTCTGCTCTTATAGAGTTGACATACACTTTACCCGATGACCAGTAAGATGTTATCTTGATGATAGCATCCTGATCGCCCATGACATAGTAATCAGAATTAAGTACCAGTTCTTCTTCTGTACCTTCGTGGTCTATCCTGTAAATCTTATCAATCGAAATAATAGGCCCATAAGGAAGTTCAACGTAGTTCTGTTTCGGCACTTCCACCCATGTAGCATGGATAGTTTTTTCCGCAAACGAAGTCATAGTGTACTTTTCCAGCATCCTTCGGGCCGAAGTGATAAGGATAGGCCATAAGGTATCATCTGCGCTGTCCTGTACCTTGCAGTAAAGTTTCGCCTCCGCTACCGATACCGGTTCAGTTACTATGTCTGTTATTATCCGTGTCTGTAAGTTTCTCATCTTTCCCTATTTGGTGCGCTGTCCCCTTTGTATTCATCAACCAGTCCCCGGAGTCTCATGGACTTAAACCTCCGTTCCGGCAAGTCAATAATATCGCCCTCGTAGTAATGCCCTGTCATGCCATCGCATTCTTTCAGTACTATAACCCTGATATGTCCATCCGGGATATTCCTTGTCGGGACTTTCCCTTTGATAACCCTTTTCTCAAAGAACTTCTGAACATCGAACTTCTCACTTTCGATCTCGTCAATAATAATTGGCTTCACCCTTTTGGGCCTTCCTTTCTTTGCTGTCATATCTTACGCTCATAAATGTCAAACAGAAAATCCTCAAACCCTTTAAGCTCTTTCTCGGTCTCTGCTTTGATGACCTTAAACCTTTCAATACATTTTTTGCTCTGTGCCTTGTATGTTTCCGGGTCATCCAATGACTTGATAGCCTCAACCCACTGCTCCGGCTTCAGTGCATCGCAGAAGATACCCGCATCCCCCAAACTTTCCTTTAACCCCGGAGTCGGTGAGGCAATGACAGGGATACCCGAAACCAACGCCTCGACAGCCGTGCGCCCGTAACTCTCGTAAAGGGACGGCATAAGCAGAATCCTTGTCTGTGAATACACCTTTTTCATGTCCGGGGTATTATCCATATAAGTCACGTTTTTAATGGCTTCTTTTTCCTGCTTGCCATACCCGCCTTCTACTCCTAAAAAATCCCTGTCCGGCATCAACCTCGCAATCTGCTGAAAAGTCGCAGTCCCCTTACGGTGGAACAGGTTAACGAGGGTGAGCTTAGAGCCTCGCCTTCCTAATACCTTATACCGCCTCCCATCAACGGGAGGATGAACCACCACGGCCGGACAGGGATAATTCATTTCTTTCTTTGTATATTCACTGTTGTAAACTATATACCTTCGCACCTGTGGTTTAAATTTCAGAATGCTCATCGGGTTAGTATTGTGAACCACAAAAACGAAAGGCTTCTTGTAAAGCTCACAAAGGTTGAAAGCCTTCCCGGCCCTGTCAAGATGCGAAATGATAATATCAGCATTTTTAATAAATTCCCGATTACCTGGAAAGAAATCACCCTTTACATTCACACCCTCGAACTCATAATCCTTTAGTCCGGTAATTGGTAGCAAAACATCAACGCTATGGCCCTGGTCTACGAGATACTTATTCATCTCGTGGACCATCCATTCAGCCCCCGCATGATGGAGCGGCGGATAAGCGTGTATCAAATTCAAAACTTTCATAAGCTCTTTTATAATATTTATTCGAAAATATGTCGTAGTAAACATATCGTCCGACAAAATCACTGTAGTCCTTTCTCTGATAACTGATGATCGGCATTGTCATGTAAAATTCCCTGTGAGGAGCTATCCTCCGATACCATTCATCCGCTATCTTTATATTTGATCCGGGATAAACCTGAAGTATGTAATCAATAAACTTCGGGCTTAATAGTGTTGCGTGCATCAACCACGCACCATTAACCCGGACAAGATGACTGCTGTATTTCTTGACAGGGGCCTGAAGGTTCGCTCCCAAATATAACATATCGTAACTATCCGGTAACTCTGCGACGGCCTTCGGAAACACCTCGTCAAATTCATCCGTAAACTCAAAATCATCTTCAAAGAACATCAGGGGTTCGCCCTGAAACATTTTCAGCATCTTCAGCCAGTCAGTCATATAACCTTTATAACTGTCAGCATAATTCTGAACCGTCGTGTAGTGTGTAACTCTTTCAACCCTTCCCTGCAATATTTCTTTACATCTCGCCCAACGATCCTTCCGGGCTTTTAACCCTATCACACAAACATTAAAGTCAATCATTTCAAAGAAATAAAAGGGGAGGGGTGGTTATCCTCCCCTTTTAATAAAACTATGCCGACCCGTTAGCCAGAGCAGCAGCGAATGTTCCGTATACGAATCCTTTCGGGCGGTAAACAGCCACGGTGATCCTTTCCGAAATCCTTACAGTAACCATACCTTTCACGAAGTTGTCCTCATTGGTATTGGTCATTTCGAGAGTCATCTGTCTGCGGTCGAATGCCTGAGCAGCCGAACCGTCACCTACCAGGAAGTCACCTGATGTGATAGCCGAAGAAACAACGATCCTCACACCGTCAAGCATGATGTCACCGTTGCCCATGAAGATCCAGGGCTGGAGATAATTGCCATTGTCATCCTTCGCCAACTTGATCTGGAGGGCATCAGTCGGGTGAATAAGGGCAAACGTCGGGTTGTATTCCGAAGTCCTCACCTGCTTCATGGCCGATACAAGAACGTCGATCCTTGATATTTTACTGTCGGCCAGTTCATCGGTGTAAGCCGTGGCGTTTTTAGCAAGTCCCGAAAGATTGATTCCTGTGCCGTCACCGTAAAGGAGCTGGTAGTTTTCTTTCAGTTTCAGCTT